CAGCTCGGCTACCACGTCATCGATGTAGGGTTTGGTCATGTTGCAAGTGATGAGAGAAGGTTCGCCAACAAGACAGCTGAGATGGCATACAGATTCAACGAGTTTCTGCAGAACGGTGGTGCATTGCCTGATGATCCGCAGCTTGAAGAGGAAGCAACTGCACGTGAGTTCGAGCATGACAGTAAAGATCGACTGGTGATGATGAGTAAGAAAGACATGAAAAAGACAATTGGCGTGTCACCTGACTGGCTTGACTCACTGTACCTGACATTTGCTCAACATGTACCTAAACGAGCAACACCACGTGATCAGCTCGATGCAGCTATCGGTGCACGTGGCAATAACACAAATCACGACTACAATCCACTTGATTGCATGGATTCTTAGATGTGATATCATATCTATATGTAAATTCGTATTGAGGACATGACAATGTGCACAGGATCACCCAACGCTCCAGCTCCACCACCAGCTCTACCTGAAGCTCCAACGATGCCAGAAGCAGGTCGAAGTGCAGCAGGTGCAGCAGCAGATAAACGTCGTAAACGTGCAGCAGCAGGTGGTACCAGTAGCACGATACTGACAAGCTCACGTGGTGTGATAGACTCTGGTGCTACAGCAACGAAGACACTTTTAGGTCAGTAATATGCCAACAATCAAAAGCTATAATAAGCGACTTGAAGCACTGCGATCTGAGAGATCAAGCTTTATACCGTTGTATCGTGAGTTGTCAGATTATCACCTGGCCAATCGTGGCCGGTTCCTGACATCAGATCGAAACAAAGGTCATAAGCGTAACACCAAGCAGCTGAACAATAGCAGCAGGATGTCCAATAGAACATTGGCATCAGGCATGATGTCGGGCATCACATCACCAGCTCGCCCCTGGTTCAGATTGAGTTCAGGCGACAAGCAGCTCGACGATGTCACATCAGTGAAGCACTGGTTGTATCAGACTCAGACGATCATGTACAAGATCTTCTCTTCATCTAACACCTATAACGCACTGCATCAGCTGTACTCTGAGTTGGGTGTATTCGGCATGGGTTGCATGGGGATCTTCGAAGACTTTGACAATGTGATCTGGTGTCGGCCTTACACTGTCGGCAGCTACATGCTGGGTGTCAACGGTAAGAATGAAAATGATACGATGTACCGTGAATATGAAGTGACTGTCGGTCAGCTCGTGAAGAAGTTCGGCATTGATAATGTCAGCACTGTTGTGAAGGAGCAGTGGCACAAAGGTAACAGTGAGACATGGGTGAAGGTGGTCCATGCGATAGAACCAAATGATGATCGTGATATGAACAGTCCGATGGCGAAAGACATGCCATTCAGATCTGTGTATTACGAGTGTGGCCTGGGAGCACGTGACGAACAGAACAAGTTCCTCCAGGAGACTGGATTCGAAGAATACCCTATCGTTTCACCACGATGGGATGTCACCGGTGAGGATGTCTATGCGACTGATTGTCCCGGCATCACTGCACTCGGTGACGTTAAAGCACTGCAGCTGGCAGAGCGTCGTAAGTACCAGGCCATCGATAAGGTTGCCAACCCACCACTGCAGGGACCTGTCAACCTGAAGGATAAGTACAAGGCCAACTCTGGTGAACCACTGTGGCATGCTGAAGGTGAGAACGGCGCGATCACATCTATCTACGGTAACTACCGGCCAGATATCAATGCGATCAAAGAAGAGATCAGGAATGTAGAAGAACGCATCTCACGTGCATTCTATGAAGATCTGTTCCTGATGCTGGCCAACAGTGATCGTCGACAGATCACAGCTCGGGAAGTTGCAGAGAAGCATGAAGAGAAGTTGCTGATGCTGGGACCTGTCCTTGAGCGACTGCACACAGAGCTGCTTGATCCACTGATCGATAGAACATTCAACATTGCTCAACGCAACGGTATCCTGCCACCACCACCACCGGAGCTGAACAACCGAGATCTTGATGTTGAGTATGTATCTGTTCTGGCCCAGGCACAGAGACTGGTGAACACCGGCGGTATTGATCGAGTGACTGCGTTCGTCGGTGAAGCCAGCGCAGTGTGGCCTGAAGCACGTCACAAGATCAACATCAATGAAGTCATCGATGACTATGCTGACGCACTCGGTGTGAATCCGAGCAACATCAACAGTGATGAAGAGGCCGATGCCAAAGCACAAGCTGAAGCTGAAGCAGCTCAACGCCAGGCAATGTTGGAGCAGGGTCAGCAAGCTGCTGATATCGCTAAGTCAGCATCAGAAACACAGATGAAAGATGGCAATGCACTCGACAAATCACTTGAAGCGATAGGTCAATAATGAGCGAAAAGGATGATTTAGCGTATGAGAACATGATGAGAACCAGTGAAACTCGGAAGCTCATCATGGAACACTTGCATTCTTGCAGGGTTTTTGAGAACATAATGAGTACAGATCCTACGCAATTGAGTTATAATGTAGGTATGAGAGCTGGAGCACTGCGACTGATGAACAAAATAAAAGACGCATGTCCACATTTATATTTAAAAATGATAGAGGAAGACACTAATGGGTGATGCAGCAACTACAGTATTAACGGGTGATCCAGCAGCAGATCAAACGACAGATCAGACAACTGATCAAGCGACAGATCAAACAACTGATCAAGCGACAGATCAAACAACTGATCAAACAACTGACGCAGCTGCTGTTGAAGCTGCACAAAAGATTCTTGATTCAGATGACGCATCTGATGAAGATAAGGCTGCAGCACAGGCAACTGTTGATGCAGCTGATAAAACTGGTACAGATGACAAAGATGTAGCTCCCGACACTTATGCCGATTTCACTGTCCCTGAAGGTATTACCCTTGATGAAGCAACACTCGCTGAAGCAACGCCACTCTTTAAAGAGTTGGGGCTGACTCAGGAGCAAGCTCAAAAGCTGGTAGACTTCCAGGCTAAACAGGTTCAGGCAGGTTCGCAGAAGCAATCGGAGACATTCAACCAGTTGATGAAAGATTGGACTACCCAGTCTGAGAATGACAAAGAGTTTGGTGGAGACAAGTATCAAGAGAATGTCAAAGTCGCACTCAATGCCATTAACAAATTTGGTAATCCAGAATTGAAGCAACTGATGGAAGATCACGGTATCGGAAATAACCCTGAGATGATCAGGTTTATGTGGAATGTTGGTAAGACGCTGAAAGAAGATGTGCCTGATACTACAGGTTCACCTACGACCAAGGCGAAAGACCGAGTTTCAATATTATACCCAAATTCCAACTCTGACTAATCTAACTAACCGCTATAATCGGGAGATAATAAAATGGCTACATTAGGCGCAACATATGTCGACTTGATCGACGTATACAAACTGCAAGACGGTAATGGTCAAATTGTACCTGTCATCGAAATGCTAACAGAAATGAATCCTATGCTCGACGACGCAATCGCTGTCGAGTGTAACAAGGGTACCACTCACCTGCACACCGTTCGCGGTGGTTTACCAGATGTGACATGGGGTCGCTTGTACCAAGGTATCCCTAACGGCAAAGGTAAGACTTCACAGGTTGAAGACACCACCGGTTTCGTTGAAGGTCTGAGCACCATCGACAAACGCTTGCTGGACTTATCAACAAATGAAGGTGCTGTACGACTTTCTGAAGCACAAGCTTACCTAGAATCTATGTCGCAAGAAGTTGCGTCGAAGATCATCTACGGTAACAGTGCATCTGATCCTGAAGAGTTCATGGGTCTTGCTCCACGTTTCAACAGTCTGAGTGCTGCTAACGGTAACCAAATCATCAATGCTGGTGGTACTGGTTCCGATAACACCTCGATCTGGTTCGTCACCTGGGGTGATAATCAATGTTCACTGCTTTATCCTAAAGGTACTCAAGCTGGTGTCCAGCGTGAAGACATGGGTAAACAGCGTGTTACTGATGGTAGTGGTAATGCTTACTACGCAATGGAAGAAAAGTTCACATGGCATGTCGGCCTGGCAGTTAAAGACTGGCGTTATGTGTCACGTATCGCAAACATCGATGTTTCATTGATGGCAGCAGGTTCTGTTGCACTGTATACGTTCATGCGTAAAGCTTATTACAAGCTGCAGAATCGTCGTGTTGCCGGTGGCAAGATTGCGATCTACTGTAACCGCGACGTGCTTGAAGCACTGGATGCACTGGCCACTAACGCTGGTGCAAGCGACAGCTACGTCCGTCTGAAGCCGATGGAGATCGAAGGTCAGGAAGTAATGACTTACCGTGGTATCCCTATCCGCGAGACAGACGCTATCATTAACACTGAAGCAGTCGTAAGCTAACAGTAACAGACATCCGGGTGTAACAGCCCGGAAGTTTACTAAACCTTTTTGGAGAAATAAAAATGATCTTTTCAGCTCAACAACTTTTTTCAGATGACCAGGCTATTACAGCAAGTGCTGATTCTACCAATGTCATCGACCTCGGCGTAGCTGGTACACCTTACGGTGCTGCAGCTGCATTAAATGATGACGTGGGTAAAGGCAACAAGATCCCGATCTTGGTTCAGGTCACTGAAGCTTTTGCTACACTAACCAGCCTTACCATCAACATTTCAACTGGTGCTACTACTGCACTGGGTACCACTATTGCAAGTCAGACTATTGCAGTTGCTGACCTGGTTGTCGGTAAGCAGATCAACATCGACGTGTTGCCAGAAGGCATCACTGAACGATATCTTGGTATCGAGTATGCTGTGACTGGTTCCAATGCTACTGCAGGTAAGATTACTGCTGGTATCACCATGGGTAATCAGAGCAACGTCACTGGTGCTTAATTGAAACGGCCCCTCCGGGGGCCATTTCTTAATTTCTAACTTGGAGATATAAAATGCCAATTTATAAAGTAATCGCGCCAGGGTTCGCAAACGGTAAAATGTACAAACCTAATGGTAAGCGGAACACGTTTTCAACTGACAAACCGTTTAACAAAAAGAACCCAATGCCTTCGTGGTTATCTGAGATGCCAAAAGAAACGGCGAAGCAACAAGCTGCACGTGAAGCAGCCGAAGCAGCTGAGGCCGAAGCAGCAGCAGCTAAGAAAGCATCTGATGAAAAGGATATCAAGGCTGTGACATTTCTCGGTGAAGGTGAATCTGATCAAGGTTCCAACATCGTAGAAACAATTTAAGGGGTAACTCATGAGCATATCACTATTAACAGCAACGACAAGTGCAGCACAGTCTGCTGATCACATTGTCACAGGTATCAATCGAGCTGGTGGTACTCATGCTCATTTCACTGCGCCAGGTATCGCTGGTTCAGAAGTAGCTACTGTTCAGAAGAAGAATTCAGACGGTAGTTATTCTGACTATTACATCGGTGGCACTATCCAAACGATCAGTGCGACACAGACTGGTGTTGTAGTTGATGCAGCAGGGATCTATCGCATCGATAAAGATGCTACAGCTGCGTCCGTTGGTATCGAGGTTTCAACACCGGACTCACCCTAATGAGTTTCAACCCAGCAGTACGTGATTGCGTAAGGGACGCTTGCCGTGATGCCATAAGGTACACCGGCATTATAAGTGTGCCTGGAACTACCATCAATGCTATCGGCACAACAGTCAACGAAGGCAAGGACGTTCAATTAGAACGCTTGCTGAATGATGTTGATACGAACAGGACAGGGTTTAAGCTTGCGTTAATGACTAATGCAGCAGGTCTTGATGAGACTGCTGTGCTGTCTGATATAGAGTTTGTCACTGGGGCTGAGTTACTAGCCGACCCTGAACTCTTGAATGTTGACTCCTCTGCAACTGGTACTAATACACCTGATTTTACTTGGGCAGCCAGTAATTGGTCAAATGCTGGTGGTTCGTTAGTAT